CACATTTTACATGCCGAACAGTGACTACCTGAAGAACGTAGACATCAGGCAGATGATCTACAACATTGAAAGTGATTGTGATGAGTCACATTTGAATGTTGATGAGCATGTCCTTGCTGACTTCCTGCTTGACCTGACTAAACCTGCACGTGGTGCTGGTGGTAACAGTGTAGTCAAAGAACTACGTGACTTTTGGAAGGAAGATAATAAGGGGTATCCTATTGGTCAATTGTTGCTGGGTTTGGACATTGATGATCTAACAAGGTTATGTGAGAGTGCTGTAACTAATACAATTGGTAACCCACGTAGAGTCAACGTAGAATATAATGAGTTCCAAGATGCAGAGAAGTGGTTCAAGGAACAGGGTGGTAAGGTTGTTTATAATCAGTATGTGAACACTGCTGCGACGATTCGCTGTGGTAGAGACTTGTATTTCTCACTCAATAACATCATGAATGTTGTGAATGAGAAGCACTTTATGAAGAAGTGGGAGAAACTATTCCCTGAGTTTAGATGCCACCCACTCTACACTCCTGGTCATGGTGATGGATCATTGTGTGCAGTCAAACCTGGGTTCTTAGTTACCATTGCCCCACCCCAAAACTTCAAAGATACTTTCCCTGACTGGGACGTGTGTCACATCCCTGGTACAGGTTGGCAGCAAGTCGATGGGTTCTTGAAGATGAAGAACAAGAACAGAGGACGTTGGTGGGTGCCAGGTCAAGAAGAGAACAATGAACTGACTGATTTTGTTGAGACCTGGTTGAATGATTGGGTAATTTATGTGGAGGAGACAGTCTTTGATGTCAACATGCTTGTGGTTGATGAGAAGAATGTCATCTGCAACAATTATAATAAGGAAGTCTTTGATTACTTTGATAAGCATGGTGTGACAGGACATGTTGTCAACTTCAGACACAGATACTTCTGGGATGGTGGTCTGCACTGCATCACATCAGACTTGGACCGTGAGGGAGAGATGGTTGACTACTTCCCTGAACGTGGTGACAAGGGTGGTGCTATCGCTGCTCCAACGGGACACAAACCTAGTTACAAACGAAATCACTGAGTCATTTATCAGGAACTGGAAAAAAAACTCGGGTAAATTTTTGACCTCTAAGTTTTTTTGTGATACACTTGGTAGTGAGGAATAATACTCACGTATACATAATGTGTCCGCAATAGGCAGATGAAGTTCTTTTTCGCACTTCTTGCTACATTATTTCTTGCTGCACCAGCATGGGCAGTCGATGTGCAGATGGGTTCCAACGGGAACCTAGTCTTTGATCCCTCAGAGGTTACTATCTCTGCCGGGGAGTCAGTTCATTTCGTAAACAACATGCTTCCACCTCACAATGTAGTGGTAGAAGATCATCCAGAAATTTCTCACGAAGCATTGGCAATGATGCCTGGTGAAGAGTTTGATGTAACCTTTGCTGATGCTGGAGACTACACCTTCTGGTGTGGACCCCACAAAGGCGCAGGCATGATCGGCACAGTCCACGTTCAATAGTCTCCATGTATAAAGTCACAATTCAAACCTCCGAAGGCGAAACTCAGACCATTGAGTGTGCCTCTGACCAGTATATTCTCGATGCCATTGAAGAAGCAGGTGTTGACCTGCCCTATTCCTGTCGTGCTGGTGCCTGCTCCACCTGTGCTGGCAAAGTAGTAGAGGGAACAGTAAACCAAGAGGATCAATCGTTCCTTGATGATGATCAGATTGAAGAAGGATTTCTCCTAACATGCGTTTCATATCCTGAAAGTGATGTCACTATTCTTACTGAGCAGGAGGAATACCTTTACTAAATACCTAAGATAACAGTCGTAACTCAATACAGATGGCAGTTTCAAAGAATTGCACGTCTTTATCATCAACTGAACTCCAGTCGGAGATCAGGGTAGATGAGAAAGGACACGTTACCTTTGACGGCACAGGCAGTTCCCTGCCCGACTCCGAAGCAGATCATTCTCCTCAGTGGAGGTTCCGTGCGAGAGTATGGAAGCGTTTGGATCGTGCACAGCATGATGTGGACATGGACTACTATCGCAAGCAACAACTTGCTAAGAAGGAAGTTCAACAGGATGTAGAGTTCATGGAAAGGGAGAAGGCCAAGACTGGTTCCTATCCTGAGCGTCCTTCTGAGTGATATTTGACATGTGGACTCACTTATCCTATAATATTTGAGTCATCTAGATTATTATGGAAAGGTATCAAGTAAAATCTCATTGGTACTATTGGTTCTGGAGCATAGCAACTGTCTCAGTTGTAGCAGGTCAACTGTACGTTGGCACGGGTTATCGTCGCATGGCAGACAGCTTTGAGTCGGTAGCCCTTGCTATTGGGGAAATTCAGGTTGCTATTATTGTTGCTAAGAGTGATGCCCCCAAGTTTTATTGATGTATATTTACACTGAAAACTGGAATCATTCACCTGACGTTATCAAATCGCTCAAAGAACGATACGATGATCCTTTCTTCTTGAAGGGAGAAAATACGATAGAGAATCGTAAGAATTGGGGACAACATTACACAGGATTTCATAAGAACCCAAACAATAAAGCACCCACTGTAGAAGGGAACTTTATTGACAAGGATCTTTTACAACTATACGTTCCCAAACTCAAAAAGATTCTCGGTGACATTGGATTGCCGATGGGCAAGACAATATACAGTTACAGTAGTATCTGGGGACAACTATACAAGTTAGACCTAGAAGCAGTGATTGATGTTCACAATCACTATGAGGACCCACGACAACTAATATCGTGGGTCCATTTTGTTGATGTTCCTGACACCAAACTTTTTTACTTCCAGGTGGGAGATAAAAAATATTATCCAGACTGTCAGAGAAGTGGCGACTTGATGCTTTACCCATCCTATGCCATGCATGGTGTAGATAAGATGACTGAGGGTAAAGATCGATTTGTTGTAGTTGGAAACATTGTAAAACTAAACCAAAATCGTTGGTAAAATGCAAGCAGTTCTGTATTCAAAAGACAATTGTCAGTGGTGTGATAGAGTCAAGCAACTCTTTGCTGCTGTTGACATTGACTACCTAGAGTATAAACTTGGTAAAGACTTTACTAAAGAACAGTTTTATCAGGAGTTTGAGGATGGTGCAACCTTCCCTCAGGTTTCTATTGACAACAAAGCGATTGGAGGATGCAAAGAAACCCTACAACACCTCCAAAGTTTGGAGATGATCTGACTAATCGGGGGTCAATTCTGCTGTATAACAGGAGAAAACGACGCCCTAAACTCATACCTCTTTTCAAAATATTTGGAAGGAGATATTCGCTACATATAGAAAGGGAGAATTAGCATGACGCTTGATTCATCTACGATTTTTATCGCAATGGGTGCAGTGATCCTGGTTCAGACCATCGGTTTAGGACTAGTAATCGGTTACCTGGTTCGTGCCTACATCCACGATGTGACTCCCCAATATACTCACCCTGAGATGTTTGATGAGAATGGCAATCCAATTGCTGAGTCTCTAATCTCTTTCCGATTTGAAGGTGAGACACCATACCTCGATGAATTTGACGACTAATCATGGCAAAACTTCCTAACAATCCACTGATCTCCGAACTGTTCAAAGCAGTGCACGGTGCCAAGACTGTGGATAAAAAGGTTGAACTACTCGAACAATACAAACGGGATGACGTAAAGGCAATCCTTATCTGGAACTTTGATAAGGGTATCAAGTCTGCCATCCCTGAGGGTGACGTTCCTTACAAGAGGAACGAATCACCTGCTGGTACTGATGGACACACCCGCCTGGTACATGAGTGGCGCTCACTGTATAACTTTATCCGTGGTGGTAACAATAAGATCTCTCAGATGCGTCGGGAGACCCTGCTGATTCAACTGTTGGAGTCACTCCATGCTGATGAAGCAGAGATCATTACCCTGGTCAAGGATAAGGAACTTCAGCAGAAGTATCGCATCACTCGTAGTGTTGTAGAAAAAGCATACCCTGAGATTCACTGGCGTGACAAGTGAAGTTCCTCATTGATCTAACAGATCATTGTAACTCCAAGTGTCCTTTGTGTGCTAGGCACAAGACATCCTACAACGATGAGGTTGCGGTGCTTGCACCTGATCCATCCATGAACCTGTCAAAAATTTCACTGCAACAGTGGAAGACATGGTTTCCAAAAGAGACCCTTGAGAAGACAGAGTTGATCTACTTCCAAGGGTCTTTTGGTGAGCCCACATTATGTGATGATCTGCTTGAGATATATGCCTACACTCTGAAATCTAATCCCAACATTGTCTTCCAGATGAGTACCAATGGTGGCACTCGTGACGATGCATTCTGGGGAAGACTTGGTGCTCTCATGGGAGCATCACACAAGGATAGTTTTCTCATATTTTCTATTGATGGACTAGAAGATACTCTGCAGCAGTACCGTGTCGGTGTGGACTACAAGAAGGTAATGCAGAGTGCTAAAGCATTCATCAAGGCAGGTGGTCCTGCTGTGTGGAGAATGCTAGTCTTCAAACACAACCAACATCAGATAAAAAGATGTAAGACTCTGAGTAAGTTGTGGAGGTTCAAAGATTTTCAACACACTCGTGTCAATGATATGTATGATGCTAGTGGTCGCGGCGATGGTAAGTTTACATATACCTACAGAAATAAACTACACACCCTGCAGGTAGCAGATGATCCCAACCATGTGTACCGTCCAGACCCTGTAGCAGAGGACTCAGAGGTCGTCTGTCGCTATGGGCATACCAAAGGCAGTCCTGGTCAACTGAGGATCGATAGTAGGGGTGTGGTCCATGCCTGTTGCTTCCACCAGTCACGTCTCAGGTTCTTCTACCCTGGATATTATATTGACAACAACCCTGATGCTCCTGCAGAGTTCCGTGACATCAACAACCCAAACAAAGGAGTGGGTGCGGAGTACATGCAACGTGTCTTCTGGGACAATGTGATCCCGTTGATTGAGGATCAAGGTGGCATCAAAACCATATCACTAGAGCATCATTCA